ATGGTTACCAAGAGACGCTCGAGTGTTGGGCTTGTGGCCACATACACATCAAGTCTCACCGTGCCATTTTCAAGATCCAGGTTGTTGTTATTTGCCGAAGAGCAAACAACCAAGTAGGCCTGTTCAGGCCTAGAGCCAAATAAGGCTCCTTGGCGGAAGAACTGACCGAGAATCTGAGAAGCAATGGACTTAACACGGGCATAAACTGTTCCTGCCGAATCGATTTGCTCGAAAAGAATGTCATCAAAGCTCCGACTCATAACGTCGATGAGGACGTTAAGAATGGCGCGGGTGTTGACATATTTAAAGAGCTGATTAGAGGACAGTGTTCTAGCGCCCCATGCTACAATGCCGCGGTTGGGCAGAGAGCGAATCGGATTGAGTCCGAGGGCGTAGGTGACTTCTTGCTGTTGAGCGGAGATGTCAAACTTAAGCCCAATAGCTCCGCGTAGCGGATAGCGGGCACCCGCGGGAGGCTGCTGGAAGCCTTCGTTGATATATCTTGAACAAGCAATACCTGCTATGAAACTCGAAGGAGCCGTGTAGCGATCTTGAAGGTTCTTGATGTAGGGGGCGTAGTAAGCAGCGTGGCCAAATGGTACGCCAACCGTCGACTTAATCAGGTCTAGTTCATCTTGAACTTGAGTGAGGGAAATTTCATCAGCGCCGCAGTCAATAAGGGCAATATGTTGGGTTCCAACAATACCTTCCGTTGCGCCAAGTTTACCTTCGGCTGCTCTTAGAAGCGCTTGGGTGACTTTCATTCTTTCTCTACGGGCCTCGCCCTTGCTCTGGAGATCGTTAGTTAATCCACCATCCGCGTCATAAGTAAGAACTGTGTAGGCTTCTGGGGCAAAAAGGAAGCCTGGGGAAAGAACTCTAGAATCCACCCCTTGCTCAATGGCGTATACAAAGTCGTTTGCCTTGGCAATTTGGGTTAATTTATATCCATCGTAGCCGGAATTTTGGCTTAATGAAACGAGTTTGACTACGTTCGGGTCGGTAATTCCAAATCTATTTTGGCCCGGATTTACTGGTGAAGAAACTCCATTGTTGGAGGTAATTTTTACCCGAAGAACATAGTCGAAGGAGAAGAATCCGTTGGGAAGGGATTTATCAAGTGCGATGGAAGCTCCGGAAGTAATAGTTACATTATTCGGAGTTATGCTCATGGTATTGGCATCGGTAATTGTGCCAACTACAAATCTTACACCCCGAGCAGTAAAAATGTCCCCGGATGAAAGTTCGGTATCAAATGCTGTACCTGTTCCGGTAACAACACCACCTGAAATTGCCACAGTCCCAGATAGGGAGATGTCGTCGGTCTCTGGACGAATGTACGGAGCACCCGCCTCTGAAACCAATAGAGAAACTTTGTGACCATTATTGGGCACATGAACATTTCCAGTTACATTGCTTCCGGAGGCAACAACTTCGACAGTATAATAGCCATCGAGCTCTTTTTCTACAAAAATTGCTCGGATTTGCGCAGCAAGTTCCCCGGCCAATTCATCTGGAGTTGCACCGTTGACAATAACGGCCCTATCCTCACCAGCTACGTTGATGTAAAATACTTGGATTGAGTCGGGTAAATAACCACTTCTTGTAGTTACTCCGCCAACAGTAGCGATTTCTCCGCTAGGAACCGCATCTACACCACCACTTTGAATCTCAGTGAAAGTTTCTCCGGATAGGGCATATTGCCAATATGAGGCGCTTGTATCAACCCACTTTGTCTGAACAGGAACCCCTGAAGTTAGATCTTTGGAAATACCAAGGATTTTGCTGTTAGGAATTACAGAGGCAGAAGCATAGACATCTTGATCGATAAGGAAAGCCTTGATGATTGCCGACTGTTGAGTAGCCGGATCGTAGGCCAATTTACGAACCACCACAGCAGCACCAGGTGCCCCTGTAAATGGAATTACCAAACCGCCAGATGTGGTGGAAAGTTCGATCGTATTTGTGGTTTTGGTTTTTACAAAATAAATTGTATTAAAACTAAGGCTCAAGGTCCCAATACTTGTCCCCTCAAGAACCACTTTATCACCAACACTTAATCCAACTGAACTGGAAAGAGTGATAAGTCCTGCACTGGCAAATCCCGCAACTGGAGCGGCATACTCTGTCGATGTTGCTTTTAAATAAGCGCTGAGTTGGCTTCCTGAAAGAAACAGAACCGGTTCTCCGGTGGCTAGATCGCGGGACACACATTTAAAATTTATTTCCTTCACAGAAGTATAAAACTTAACCACCACGGGATTATTTAAATCGAGTGGTAGGGCATAGTTTGTATCACTAAACTGATACGCTACAAATCTATCAACAACCGGAAGATTTTTAGTATCGCGAGAGAAAATTCTAAATTCGCCTGCCACTGCCTCCTCGGCATTTTGCTCAATGCGATAAAAATCGGCAAATCCATCACCATTACTGGCAAGAAACTGATATAAATCGCGGGCGTTATCGGCTTGGTCAAGAGCAGTGGTGGTAATTACGCGAATTACATCACCATCGTTATCCTCTACTCCGATGGGGGTACCAAAATAACGACCATTGACTTTGATAGCAAATGCATTATACCCGGCACCTGCGCTAGAAGCCCCCAGGTCTATTACTGTTTCTGGAGTGGGTGATACACGAGTAAAGTATAAAATGCCATTAGCGCCGACGTTTTCAAAAAAAGAATTTACTGCATCGTAAGATGCCAGAGCTCCTCTATTTGTAGAGGGAATTTCTCCGCCAACTTTTTCCAGGTAATCGGCTACCGAGCCGACCTGAGTTGGTTTGTAAGGTTCAAAAACGGAATAAGCGTTAATAGCATCTTCGCCGTAGTAATCCTCAGTCGGTGTAGTACCGAATAAGTATCCTACGGCGTGTGTAGCGATAGGTTCTGGAAGGGAGCCTGTTGAAGTTTGAGTTACAAAGACACCCGGCCTATTCAATGTCGCTGCATTGATTCTAATTGGATTGGCCATAGGGAATTGAAGACGCTATATCTTTCACTTTTATCTTTAAACAACAGACGATTTAAAACTGTTTAGTTAACAAAATCAAGTTTATAAAAGCAAAATAGCTCATTCATAAGCCAGTCTGGGCAAGAGGTTGTTCCACAACGCTTATTCTCCATTAGCTTCATGGATTTGCGCAGGATCTTATTAAAATCATTTGTATCAACGTACCGAGCATTAACTTTAACAAAAGCCTTCAGTTCTACTACGTCTTGCTTCATGCAAATTGAACATAATATGAGAATAAGTTTGAGTTTTTCAGAATCTGTCATTATTAGTTTTTATCCATTGCGGCAATGGCTTCTTTGTGGATTTGGTACATAGCCATAAATTTACTCATAGGGACAGATTCCATCGCTAAAACATTACAAAAAGATCCGTTTTGTATCCCGTAACAAATTTTTAACCAATTTGTCTTTGAGACGTAGTTGCAAAGTATATGCTCCTTGATAACTGAAAAAATTTTAAAAATAATTCTACGAGGAAGGCAAATAAAATCAAACTCCTGCACATTAAGAAGGTTAAGAATGGCAACTATTCCTTCCATGCTGACGGAGATAGGTTCTTCTTTTTCTGTGGCTTCAGGATTTAAAATGCTCTCCAGGAGTTCTAGGTTGCTACCACAAATGTCAGAGAAGATAAAAACTCTGCCTACTTGATCAATCACACTAATTGTGTAATTAGGATTACGAATTACCTCAAGTTGCTCAGGTTTCTTCCGCGTCATCCGCGTCATCCATACCAAGCAGGGTATTAATTGCCTCTCCGAGCTTCCTTAGTTGCCTAGGGCGCAATCTTTTGGCATCTTTTAGGGATAAGCGCCGTTCTCCTGGGTTGGGAGCGTGAAGAATGCAAATAGTTTGCAGCGTTGCTTCTACCTCTGAGATATTTTTATTATCGGAAATTTTGCTAATTTCAATTAAGTCGCTAGCAGTAGGTTCTTTTAGGCAAAGATACTTACCAGGAGCAACCTCAACAGGAATAATCTCTGCCTCCCCAAAGTTAAAAAGATCGTCGTCGATCTCAGTCGAGGTAACCGTTATTCCCGAAGACTCTCGAGTCATTTTGCTTGTTGCCATAGTGTTTATAACAGTGTCTTTCTTTAAACCCTTTTGTTTAAATATAAATAGAGAAAGGACGAATAATATGGCCGTTAACTCTAATCCCTATAGAAAGTGGGAGCATCTACAAGAAACTTCCGACTATAGATCTACGGATACCCAAGTAACGTCTTTAGTCCGCCAACAACTTTCCCAATCTGAGTATCTTACCTCATCCGACAGGGTTAACCCTGGCCCCCTAAGAAACACCAGAGCCCAAATGGCCAATGGGACGCCGGAAGTTCCACATGTTGTAGGTTCGGAGGATATGTGGGGCTGGCAGCAATGGGCCGAGGAGTTTGACCCTCTTAGATCGTCTTCGGCGTTGGCCACCGAACTCAAAGAAGAATACCTCGATCAGGAGATTCCAGGAAAAAGCTATAGGCCTACAAACAAAGTCGAAGGGGCCTCAACTTAGGTTGATTTTTTGTTTAAGGTAGAAACAAAGGGTGTTGTATTATGCAAAATTTTCCCAACTACATCTCTTCTTCAAAAGAAGTTGAGAGCTGGAAGAAGTGGGCTCAGCAGGCCTCAAAGCCTTCTTCGTTGGCAACAGGTCTTAGAGAAGCGCCTCATCAACAACCCATAGCAGGATTACGCCGGCCTGCTGAATACCGGTCTTGCAGCTCATGCCGGAGGCTAAGATAAAATAATGACAACTTCGCGCAAACGCAAACCTATTCCTCCGCCCCCACAACCTATTTTGGCAACTACACCCACTGAGTCCTCGCCCACCCCACCACCCACAGGAAAAGTATTTCTTGGCGAAGAAGACAAACGCCTCCTTCAAAAACTCAACAAACACCTCGTAAATAAATTGGGCTTGGGTGGCAGCAGATCGCGAAAAGTATGATAGAATTATAAAAAGTCCTTTTGCCCACCCATTCAGATGAAGCCACGACTGATTGAAGCATACATGGATATTGCAGAAAGATTTGCCCAGGTGTCGGAGTGTCAGCGATTAAAAGTAGGCGCAATTATTGTTAAAAACGGCTCAATCTTAGCACATGGATGGAATGGCACTCCGAGTGGATTTAGGACTAATGTTTGCGAACTAGAAGACGGAACCACATCCCCATTTGTTCTTCATGCTGAGCAGAATGTCCTAGTCAAGATGGCAAAATCTACAGAGTCCATTGAAGGCGCTGAGTTGTTTTGCACTCACTCTCCGTGCCCAGAGTGCTCAAAACTTCTTGCACAAAGTGGAGTTAAAAAAGTATATTATAAACACGCCTATAGAATAACGGAAGGATTGGATGTTTTGGACCAGCTAGGTGTATCTACGCAGCAAGTCCCATGAGTATTAACTCAGAGCAGGAAAAACGGTCCCTCAAAGAATCTTTAAGAAACACAAGAAATCTTTCGGAAACAGTCGAATGCTTAGAGTATGTGTTGGCACATCGAACACCATTTGCTCTTTACATAGCAACAGCGGATCGATCTGACTGCCTTTGGGTTTTTGATTTTGATACTGTGTATCAGATGGTAGGCGGAAAAGATGCCTATGATAAAATACGGGAAAGTCTTTTTCCTACCGAGGAGGAAAAGTCTACGGGCATTGTGTTTTTTATCCTTAGAAAAGTAGGCCCTCTATATTCAATTCGGATCGATATTGAGCTTATAGACGAAATTATTAACGATTTATATAATGAACTCTAGGCCTTTCATAACCTTGAGAATATCATTAACTTTTTTAATGAGTTGAAGTTCACGTGATTGCCTAAATCTAGAACCTGCAGTAACGGTTTTGTTTGTAGGGGTAACGTTAAGTTGCGTATTGTCGGTAATGTTAGTAATTCTAAATTCTACATCCTCTCCTGCCGAAGTTGTTGTTATGAATATGTCTCCTACTTTTAATTCCGTAAATGCGGTATTGGTTCCAGTAACTACGCTATTGGCAATTGCTATAGTCCCGGTGTAATAAAATGTGTTTGTATTTTCTTCAAAAAGATCAAGTTCTTTTGGGGATTCAACGGGCGACTCAAGTTTAGTAACTCTAGAGCCTAGTTGGGCAATTTCTATGTCAGTCTCAGCAGATTTTTGTTCTAAGTCTCTTTGGGTAAGAGTTAGATTTTGAAGTTGTTCTTGACTGGTAACCAAATTTTGTTGAAAATTTTGTTCTACGGTGGAGATGTCGTCTTCAAGAAGTTGTAGAGTCGTCTCTAAATTAGAGATGGAAACTGACGCTGCTTCTGAGAGCGCTGCTTGGGCCGATGCAATTGCCGTGGAGAAAATTTTAAGGTCCCGAAGTTTTGCGTAGGTGCGATCGGCAAAGCGTACATTAACTAACCCAGTTTCGGTTGTTGGGTCTACTGCCTCAGCCAAACTTACGCCGAGTTTGAGACCTGTTTTTGTTCCGCTACCATCTTCTACAAATAAAGTGTTTTCGGACGTAAGTCCATCTTGTGCCAGTACTTCGCCGGTGGTGGAGAGTTCTTGCCGCGCCACATTCAATAGGCCGCCAGCATAGTCCTCGATAAATCGTTTACGTAAATCCGCGATTTTCCTTTCCTCGCTATACTAAGCTATCTCTTTCTTTAAACCACATGCTTCCAGGTTCTATTTGTGACTATTATTAATTGTAGTAATAATCTTTAATCAGAGAATCAGATAAGTTAGTCGAAAAAAACGCGTACATTTGAGGAGGGATGATAGAAGTTGGTGGGGGATTGTCCCACAAAACCAGCCAATTATTGCAAAGTAATAATCTAATTTTAGAAGCAATTTTTCTATTTCCCCAGTCAATTTGACTCCCCCTCAAATCCACTAAAGTTTCATAAGATTTGCGAAACATCTCAAACGGCCTATTGCTAGACGAGGTGGTAACTGGGCAAAAATCTCTGAGTAAAAATTCTTGCGCAGCGGGGGTTAAGGCACAATTTTTGGCCAATAATGCCTTAAGGGATCTATTATTTCCCAAATTAATTACGTCAAGCGCAGGGCAATTAGACAAATTAAGTACCTCGAGTTTGGGGCAATTATAAAAAAACACTCCACGTAAATTTAGATTTCCTTCGAGATTTACGTGAGTAAGAACCTGCCTAGAAAGGTTAAAATTGGCATGGACGAGTTGGTTTTTTTGTAAGTTAATTTTTTCAATGCGTGGGTCTATTAGGTTATTGGTTTTAGCATTGATCCAATAATCTTCCCAAGTAAGAACGTTTTGATTTGTAAATTTAAATTCTGGTATGGTGGATTTATATCTATCATCAAGATCAATCTCTAGCAAATAAGAATCATTCATTTGCTTATGTAGAGTTGCATTATTGCTAAAATAAATATTTTCTGGGTCTACAAAATCTACATAGTTAAAATTGTGAGGCGTTTTTTTCCCAAAAGACATCTGCTTAGACTCTTTGGTTACCTTGAAGAAAGAGTGGAGTTTCTGTGTCATTTCAACCTACCTCCAGAAAGAGTTTTAGGGCAGAACTTGAGATAATACTCCCCCTGCTCTGGTGGAACAAACCTTTTACATTTCATAATATTCATGCAAATTTGATAGTAGAAAGGAGAATCTAGCGTTGCGCAATTAAACTCCGTATCTTTTCCAAGTTTTGCCTTAATAAATTCTATAATGCCATGTTCTGAGTTTCCATATTCGCTTAGTGCCCCGTTTCCGGAATCATAGACAACAGGAGCAGACCTAATAAATGGCATAACAGGTTCTCCCCAACGCCCAGGAATAGCGTCTCCGCCAAGAAGTGAGTAGTATGGCGGAGGGGATTTAAAAGCGGATGTAGGAAGCAAAGACTGACTTGGTTTGTAATCTGCAAAAGTTCCCAGCGGCCGGTCGATTAACACCGTGTTGTCTGAAATTCCCGCTCTTTGAGTGGGTTCCTCGGGGAAAAGGGACTTATTATATCCAGATATGCAAAGATTGGCAATTCCTTCAAAAATAGAATCGCAATTTGTTCCGCCAAATCTTTTGCATGATTCTATAGGATCGAACCTTTTTTGCAACGGAGAAGTTAAACTTTCATCTTGTGAGGGAATAAACTTTCCACCCGATGCTCCTGAAAAATCTGATGCTCCTGAAAAATCTGATGCTCCTGAAAGATTTGAATCTACGTAAATTTGAGGAACAGAATAAAAGATGGGGGTTGATGCCCCGACCCGTTGTTCTGTCTCATAACGAGTTGCTGGTGAGTATGGCGTAGATTTTGAACGCGTAACTCTATACGGAAGAGTTTCATCAACTTGGTTTATGGCATTGATGAGTTTATTTTCATCTGAAAATTTGATGAAATTATTAATGATGCTGGGGGTAACTATATCCTCAACTATATTTTGAATTTGGGCCTGGATGGGCAATCCAAATAAAGCTTCAAACTGCTCCGGAGTAATAGAGTTGAGGGCCGGTATTCTATTAGGCAGACGAGAATTTCCAATACCCGGTGATTCTATGATAGGGGCCTCGGCCGCAGTATTAGAAAAACTACTTGAGTTTTGTGTTAGACTTGTGGTAAAACCAGTGCCTTTTATCGGGGCAACGGCCTTAATAATTTCTGAAAAAACCTCAAATGATTTATTTTGCGAAAATACTAATGGCTTAATTGTTTCTTGAATATTTCCTTCTTCGCTAGATCTAAAATCTAATTTTCCTTGAAAAATTGTTCCGATTAATGAAATGGCAATTTTCGCCTCCTCTAAATTCTGTAGAAGAATCGGCAAAGTAAAATAAGTAGATTCTATATCAACAGGAAAATTATCCACTTGGTAGGAGTTTTTATAGTAACTTAGTTTTACGGCCAAACCAGAAATATTGGCGTACTTAATAAACTGTGTAAACTCACCGCCAGAAAATCCGTCAATTAGTTCGCCAAATGGGGTCGGGGAGGTTGGATTATTTAAGATCGAAATGAGTTCTTTGGGCGTAAGTCCAATAGATCTGTCATAGAGATGCCTAATCACCTCGGGCGAGGGTAGTTGGCCTAAATTGTCACCTATGAGTTCAGTCCACTGCCTAAGGGCGATAGGCACTGTGGCATTTGTTTGCGAATAATTTAAGTCAGGCGAGGCAAACGAATCCGTATAATTACCCTGAATAATTTGCTCTATTATAGGTTCTAATAGGCTTATATCTTGTTCCGACTTTATTAAAGTGCTCTCTCCCTTCTGGTATAAGAATTCAATCGATTCTAGAAGAGTGAGATTATTTTTTCCTAGGATTTTATTGAACTTAATGAGTTGGGTGGGATCAATTGCGTATGTTAACCCAATCAACAAACCGATGAGTTTGGGATATTTACTAATTTGCAAACTCGTAATACTTGAGCGGTCTTTTTGCGATAGAGACAGAATGTTTAATAATGAGTCTACGGGAGACTTAGAATATAAGAATGAAAGATATGCAGAGATGCCTCCATCCCCACCAAATTCGTATATGAGCTGAGACAATTCATACGCTTTGAAAAAAGACTTAAGATCTGAAGAGTTGGATAGTGGGGCAAAATTGGTAATTAACTGATCAAAAGATTGTATGTCAAGTAACTGATTAATTTCCGAGTCTCTAAACCCCAAAGAGGATAAGAATTGAACAAGTTTTGTATCTTTGATATCAAATTGTCTGAAGGAAAGGTTTGGGATATAGTTCTTAGAACCTATGCCAATGCCTTTAAAAAGACTAATAAGTTCTTCTAGTTGGTTGTTAATTGAGTCTATCCACTTAGGGAGAAAACTAAGAGCCTTTCCAGGCAACTCTGGATACACTAGCGCCTTTGAAAATCTAGAGTATGAGTCTAAGAGGTACTTGGTTACGCCTGTAAGTCCTGCTCCAATTTTTACTTGTGATTCTAGAAAATAAGACGTTGGCGGAAATACATTTTGCAATTCTGTCATTTGCATTTCAATGGAACCTAGTCCCTCGTACCCGAGGAGTTTTCCGCCATCCCCGGTAAAATTTAAAATTGCGTTTATATTGTCCCCAATTGCCAGGCATCTCCTATGTAGGGTCTCTATTCCATAGAGCAAAAGATCCACTCTTGGGGGTTCTGAGTACGTGTTTGGAACCGTTGAACTTGAGTACCGATCTTCTAATCCTAAGTAAAATTGTACATAAGTTGGATTGTATATAATTTTAGGCTTAGAGATATTTACGTATTCTGGTAGAATTTGTCCATGGATAAAGGAGCGAAGCTTTCCAAACTCGCTCAAAAAACTTAGTCCAGGAATACTGTCTTGGGAAAACTTTGAAGAAAAAATAACATTAAATTTACCAAAGTCTTCCGCTCCTAACGCGACGTTAAACACTTCTTCAATTTTGCGACCAAACGCAGAGGCTAACAAATACTCTATGTATTGTGTGGCATATTCAATTCCCCCAATGGGCGAACCTTCATATCCCCCAAAAGCTTCAGATATTACCTCAAGTTCTTTAATGGTATCGTAGATTTGCTTTCCTTGCCCACCAAAAGTGAGTGGGAGGAGTTCGGAATCTATGCTTTGTGCCTGATCAAACTTCTCAATTTTAGAATCGGAGATAATTTCATTGATATCAAATCCTTGTTCTAAAAATGTAGAGTAGAGTGTTCTTATACGGGATTTATGTACTGAAGAAAAAGATTTTGAGCGATCAAATCTGCGGGAATTATACTCTACCCATTGCTCCGGTATAAATTGCTCACGGTTGGGAGAAGAGACTGCCGGATTAAGTTTATAAAGGACATTATTGTAGACAATGAGATCTTCGTAGGAGATGGAAATTCTGTATTGTGGGAGGCCTAGCAGAGTTGCTGATCTATTATATCTCAGCGGAGAATATGAGGTAGTATCGGAGAGCGTGGCAAATGTCTCCCAATAACGTTCTTTGGAAAAAAGCGTAAATACCCTACGATTTTCATCTATTTCCAAAGGAATAAAAGAGTACTTTTTATTAGAATACTGATATTCTACGGTTTCTCTGAGAATATCCTGAGACGACGAAGAACTAAAAAACTCTAAGTCACTAAACGCCTCAGAGATGAGAGTTTGATATACTTTAAGTTTTCCGACAAAATCGGCGTCATAATTAGGCTCTGATTCGATCTTTTTATAAAGAGCGGCAAAAACTTCATCTGTAACCTGAGTTGCCTTTACCGAATTGAATTCTAATTCAAATATTACTTGAAGTAAAATTTGCTTAAGGGGTAAAATTGTAAGTTCTTCGTCTGTCTCAACTCGGTCTAGTATTGCATTTAATAACTCTAAAAATGCCCCCTCTAAGTTTGTTTTTATTAAACTGACAAGAAACCTACCAAACTTACGTTCGTACTGAGCAACTCCTTCGGCAACAATGCGCTCCCCGGCAATTTTTAGTCTCTCGATCAGTGCCGAGTTCATATCTTAGTATAATACTTTTCTAAACTTTAAACTTCAAGGTTAAAGTTATGACAAGAATTTAAAGTTTATGCAATTGAAGCTCTCGGTGGTATTGCTTAAAGGCCCGAATATAAACGCCGAATCCGATATCAATAAAATGGCCGTGCATTTAGAACAAATGCTAACTGAAAAAGATGGCGTTGATCTAAAAATCCGTCAAAGTCTCACAGAACCCACAATTCGCAAAACAAACTTTATCGTTTTTTGTGGTTATGATACGACCATCCTCTCCGAACTATTTAAGGCAATGAGCGTTGTAGAAACGTGTGAGCCTAACGAAGGACCAACTTTGTTCCTCTATGATGAGCCAGGGCAATCCATCCAAACCCATCTCGATTATATTATGACTGCTGGCGCTGACCTCGGGCGCATTGATCCTAAACTTTTTAACAAAGTCATTGACACGTGGTCCCATAATGATATAATAGGGTATATAAACATAGCTCTTCGCCGTCTTGGAACCTCTTCAGACACTGCAAACAATCTTGACTCTTCCACAAAAAGATCAGGGGCTGCAGTACCTGGAGATGATCCTAGCACATGACCGTTGGAAAACAGAAGCAACATTTGCGCACGAAATAAAACTAGAAGGGGTGAGAAGCGCCCTGAGAAAGGGCCACTCAGCCTCTGGAAAAATCGCTGAGGCACCTGAGGGAATTACAGAAGAAGATCGGGAGTTTAATCTATTAAGTTCATATGGGACTTGTAATGACAAACACCTGGGCCTAATATCAAAAACTAAGGTTTGGGAGGGGGCAAATGAGCGCGCTTCTAAACTCTTTGAGCAGTGGTATACATATATTCAAAACAACAATCTCCTCCCTCTCAAGGACTTAAGAGAGGGCCGAATCAAAACTCTCCTTTTGGCATTTTTATGGGCAAGTGGATGTTCTCACAGGGCGGCCAAATGGCCCGAAGCTACAGACATCCATCTCATAGAGAGCCTTAGAAAGGATCTTGCGGACAGACTATCAAAGTTTTCTAAGCATAGCATCGTTGCAGCTTATGACTCATTAAAGATGTTCTGGAAAGAAATAAATGACTATGAGCAGTGCCCATTCAATGTAACACTCATCGCAGAACAACTAGACGAAGCATATGAGTACGTAAATCAAAAAGCGGTTCAGGAAGAACGTGTAGATATTAAAAACTCCCCGCTCTTTGAGGCCTTTAAAGAGAGGTTTCCCCAAGTCCCTTCCCAGGTCTTAGAAAAATACTATACAAAAAATCGATACAATTTCATTGCAGCGGGGGTGGGGGCATTACGTAAAATCTTTACTTCCACACCACCACCAGAACTAGACCACAAATTCACCATAGCAGAATGGCCAAAAAAATGGCATATTTACTTGGCCTCCTATGAACAAAAGTGGCCGGAGATGATTAAGGAACTTATAAAAGAAACAGAACAATTACAAAAAGAATGGTCTAAGCAATGAACACAGAACAAACCGGTATTAATATTCTTACCAACTCACAACCGCTCATTGTGGATGGGGCCGACAAGCTCATCGAAGACTACAACAATGGCAAAATGACTGCAAACGAACTATACGCAAAAATCCTCGATGCCGAGGTAGTTTATATAGATCGGTCCGCCTCTTCCCAGTTTAAAGATACTAAAGACATAGGCGAATCAGAGTAGGTAATCAATGGCCGAGGAACGTCCTGGTGCAAAACCAAAAACTGGGCACTTTGATCGCTACTTTAGCCTCGGAGTGGGCCAAGGCAGCTTAGCGGGTTACAAAGGCGATCCATACGCTTTTACCGGAACATCGTATTTAGCATCAGGACTTATTCTCCCACGCAGAGATGACATCCTCATTGAAGAGGGTGGTGGGGGCCCGAGGGCAATTGAGAAATACATGCGGTTGTTTAACGACAGCCAAATTATTTCTGCATGGGAAAAACTTACGGGAGAAATTATACAACGCAAATGGCAAATTGACCCCGCAAGTGCATCCGACCGCGATGAGGAGGTAGCTGAATTTGTTCGCCAAGTACTCTATCGCATGGGCACCAATACACGGCAAGCTTATGGCAAAGAAATGCTTGTGTCTTCAAACTCGGCGTTTGACGCGTTTATAAGAGGACTGTGCGAATCGCTCATTCTAGGTATTGGTATTGGTGAAATTTGCTGGATGAGGCAGGGAAATTACATAGTCCCCTCGGAAATTAAAATTCGTGACCCCCGGCGGTTTATTTTTGTTCTCAACGAAGACGGAACAATTAGCCCCCGCTTGATGACCGTAAGTTCGCCCGTAGAGGGAATTCCACTACCCCTCCGTTCTGTGGTCATCCATCGCCACTGGGCCTATAGTAATTTTATGGACCCGTATGGCACGGGGTTGGGCCGTCACTTATTCAGTTTGGTAGAGTTTAGAAGAACTCTTCTGTCTTTCTGGTTGCAGTATGCAGATAAGCATACAACACCAACTGCGGTGGGTAAGTTCTCTCTTGGCACTCCGGAGGAAGAGGTTAATTCGCTATTTACGGCGCTCCAGCGCCTGGGCCAAGAGACCGCAATTGTCATCCCCAATGAGATGGAAATTGATTGGCTTGAGAGCCAAGGGCGCTCGGAGGTATATGAAAAGCTCATCGAGTATGTAGATCAGCAAATTAGCTTTATTATCAACGGGGAGAATACTGTGGGTCAGGAGACCGGCAATGTAGGATCTTATGCCCGTGATCAGGTTTCCGACTCCGTGCGTATGCGTAAAGCCAAGGCCTTCTCAGAGGAGTTAGATGAGACACTTAACGCTACGCTCATTCGCTGGATCGTAGAACTCAATTACCCCGGAGCCCCAGTACCCAGACTCCGCCGCAACTTCGATGATCTGGAGCAACGCGAGGATCCCATCAAAATTGTCCAAATGCTCACCCAGCTCCAAGCGGTTGGTTATGAGGTCAAAGACCTTGATTGGGTGCGGGATAAACTTGAGATTCCGTCTCTGGCAAAAGTGGACATGAGCGCGATGATGGGCGGAGCACCAGGGGCTCCTGGCGCGGCACCAATGTCCGAGGCAAAAACCACCGAGCAGATGGCCGATAGTTCTAACGGAGCTATGGGTGCCTTTGGAGCCGATCAGTCAGACCTTCTCACCCTCTTCGACTTCTCTGAGTTTGATGAAGACAACGACCTCACTGACAAAACCAAGAAGGATAAAATTTCTCAGCTTATTGCGGCGAAGTTTGACGGAACGCTCGATGACGTTGGATATGAGCGGATCATCGCAGACACTGGGCTTTCGGAGGCCTCAGTTGCTAAAATTCGCCTTGATGAGTATACCTCGCCAGGGGAGATTGCGTTTGGCACAAGGCGGCTCATCGAGGAAATTAAGAAGGTCGCGTATATTGACGTAGAAGACAACTTCATCAAAACAGAGTTGGAGCAGGCCCTGGCCACAATTGAAGGGTCGATTAGAGTTGATGATGTGGATTGCGAAACGGTAGAGAAACTTCTCGAGCTTTATAAGAAGACCTATAGGCTGAATCGCAAGGTCATTCACAATGAGTGTGTTGTGGTAGATTGTAAAAAAGCGGGATATTGGGCACCCTTTGCGCCTTATTTTATGTAATAGCGCCAAGCGCTTTGTTTAAATACTAAATAGATATAACGCATAAGCCGTCCCGCCATGCTCAACTATAAAATCTCTAGCCAAAGCCAGTTTTGGATTCAGGCCTCGCCTTTTTCCCATTACTTCACAAACTTCAGTGGTATTCGCGATACTGCTGGTACTTCCCAATACGCCGACGGAGTCCGCGGACGTATTTTTAACCTGAAGGGCCCAAGAACTCTCTCAGAAGTTACTATTGCCACACCATTTGACCCCGTTAAGCACGCCGATATCGTCGACTTTTGGAAGGCATATGGATGTGAATTTGTCACCGTGACTGTGACACCGGTGACTTGTGGTGAAGACCCCCAGCCAATCGGCCAACGTACAATCACAATTCCCGATGCCCAGGTAACCAGCCTGAACTTTGGCCAAGCTGATCGTACTTCTGCCAACCCCTCCACCATTGAACTTACGTTCGTGCTGGATACCTTTACCTATAATTAAGCTAAATTAAGCTAGGTTATCTTTTATGGCGGATCTTAGCCTTTTTACAGGGGAGTGCTGTACTTTTTTAACCCCTAAGCAGTTAAAATCGCTAAGACAAGCCTGTCTTGTAAATGACGTTGTTGATAAAAGTTGCTCTAGGGAAAGCATAAATACCTGTGGCGTAAGTATCGAAGAGCTCTTCAATACCTATCCGATTTACGATCCGCAAAAAGGCTTATATAAATCCTGGGGGGATATAGAATTTCCGTGGGAGATCGGAAATCTTACACCTAATCTTCTATCATCTCAAACAAACGATAAGTGGAAAGTAGCCACCTACCGAGCCATAGTAGCCTATCCTATCGGATCGCGGGTCCTATACATTGAGGACGACGGGTATAGGGTCTCTCTCTATCAGGCAAACCAAAATATCTTGGCAATGAGTTGGGCATTTAACTACTCAAAATGGACAAAAATTTGCCAAGTGGAGACAACGGTTCCTGTGGGCATTCCGTCCATTGCAGAATTACTAGATAGGTTTAAACTTTACAACCTAGAGCTTTTTAATAAAGACTGGGGAGAATATAATGCGGAATGGCAAGAACCTTTAAAGCAAATTTCGCAGGCAAACTGTATGGCCCAGGGGCTTTCTTTTGCGGATTTTGAAAAATGCATCCGCAATCTCTCCACCGATGAGTGGAGTGAGGCGCGTGTGCGAAGGGACTTTTTCTACAGAGAAGGTGATATGTTTATTGTCTATGGGCCCTGCGAAGATACCTTGTGTTTGTACATAGTTACTCAAGACTTGGCCGCAACTGAAGAAAACCTAGAGATCTATAAAAAGTTTCTTCCAGACACAGAGTTCTGGCAAAAATTTTACTGCGTAGACACCGACCGAAACAAATGCCTTGAGTACCAAAGACGTAAAGAACCTATTGAAGGCTACGATGTTGTTGAAATCGGTTCTCAGGGACATTATGTAGAAGTCCCTAGGCCTTATAAATTTAACCCAGTTGCCGAGGACTTAACCACTAGATCCGAGGAGAGCCTAAGAGATCCTCCCAAGGTCCTAAGTTCCCGTGAACTTGATGTTTTGGACGGAACCCTCCCCCCAGAATGTTTACGCTGAGTGTTTAAAGAGATAATAGTGAATTAGTATTTTAGGAGAAAAAGGTCGCGCTGTGGCAAATCTTTTTGGAAAAGACTGTGGTCCAAAAATTTTAAGAGAGCCACCAAAGCTCACCCCGGAAGACCCGGAAATTTCTCTGCGTAATAAACACGTACTCGTAGGTAATACGTCCGCAGTAGCCGAAGAAACCAAACTTGATCCGGAGAGATTCGAGGTAGAAAATCTCGACTGCGATAATAAGCAACTCACCGTAAAACCTTTTCGCCACGACGAGCTCCTAGAGCTTGACGACGACGACCATGAGCAATATGTCCACGTCTCTATTGACAGAACCATAAGCGCAGACCATACTTTCACCGGAGACCCCGAGTTCTCTGGCTCACCTGCCTTTACCGGGGAGATCAGAGACTCCCAAGAAGACACGGGGACATATGGCCAAGTGGCGACAACTCTCGCCAACGGCAAATTTGAATGGCGTACACAAAAAATTGAAAACGTTTTTTGGGTTGCTAAGGATGGTAATGACTCCAATGATGGGTTGAGTGCACAAACTGCAAAAGCGTCCATTAAGGCCGCAGTTAGGGCCTCCTACTCAGGGGACTTGGGCAAAATTACCGACGCCGCCGAATCCATCCTTGCCAATAAAAAACTAATTCTTGAAGAAGTAACAACAGAGTTATATACGCAGGCTTTTACGCTTCCCAACTCAACTGCATTCGATCTGAAGTCAAGGCAGGCCTACCGGATCATAATGACGAATAAAAACCTCGTTGTGACGAATGCGCTCATCGAGGCGTCCTCAGCAAATCCAGGTGTGCTTAGCGACATAAACGGTAAGTGTACAAGGGACTCCGGGCTTTTAGTTTTAGCTCTGGCCAAAGACATCCTATATGGCGGATACGAAAACATTTCGAGGTTTATTGATGGATATTTTAATGGCAACGGCGTAATTATCCCAACGATCTTCAATCCTAGCGCCGAACTAACTCTTACCATCGCCGCATTCAACTCGATAAGAGTTCGTGTTAAGAACGTTCTTTCAGCCACCACGTATGCATACATCAGAGATAAAGTGGATGCGCTTATCGGCTATGTAACTTTGGCCTTAGGAGCAAACTCGAGGGCAAATATTCCTTCCCCTAGCATTCAAAAATCCGTAAAAGAACAAGTTTATTATTCACTAGAGACGCTAGTAGAGAGCATTTGGTCGGCCACGGCGCTAAGTTACCCAACAGTAACGGGAACTGAGGCAACCTGCAAGAGGGACATCAAGCGTGTGGCCATCGCCGCTGCTGAAGACCTAGAGTTGTGGAGTACTTCGCGTATGGTCGAGGCTACACGCTCCTATTTTGATAACGCTGGAATTTTCGCAACTGCGACTGAGCGCCAAGCCTCAGCGTACGCCTATGAGCAATTAAGAAATATCATACGGGCCTATACAACAAACACCTCGACCAGAAACCATGTTAATTTAATTTTTGGTTATTTAATAAACGCGTTAAACGCAAACTCTGTCTCAGGGGTTGTGGATAGCGACGCGGGAAGCTTGGTAAATAAGTCCGCTAAGCTTTGTAACAGAGACTTAGGATACTTTGTAGATGCTGTTGCCTCCGATATGAAAAATGGAGGAAACGTATTTTCAGTGGAGTTTGCCGAAGGATACTATGAAGGCAACAACTTACAATTTATCACAGGGCAATTAACAGAGAGCCTTTGGACGTTTAATAAGGCCCGTTTGTTGATGATTTTGGCGATGAAGAACTGGAGGACAAATACGTCCGGGACTCTGTTTGTCCCGCAATATTCCCTTGAGAAAATCTTCATTGACAATTCGATTGTCTACGATGAATGGCCAGCTTGCGCAAACGCAGAAACCGCAATCAATAACTACTACGGTATTGTGGAATATGTCCTAGAAAATGGGCCGAATGCCGATGCCAAAACTGCCAAACAACGCATCTATGAGGACATTGGCAAGGGCGACGACCCCAGTTCCATTGTAAATGCGGTCTGGCGTGAGACGGCCGTCGCCTATCCGAGCATAGAATTTACCGAAGGGAAGTGTAAGCGGGACCTGATACTAGTCCTTGAGGCGGTGGCCGAAGACCTCTATAGTGGAGGAAATGCTAATACGCTCCGGGTTATTAGGTCTTATTTTCCTGCCTCGGGCAACCCCATCGAGACGCAAATCACAGAGTCGGTATATGCCTATGGGTTGGCAAAAGACTATATAAATAACAACCTACTCGTAGGGTTACAATTCTTAACGCTCAGAGGCAGAGTTACTACTCTCATCGGGGACCTCACCGCCGCCCTTTTGGCCGGGAATTTAAACTCCCTCCCGGCCCAAAACAATGGCACTTGGACAGTTCAACAACCATCATTTAAGACGACAATTTTTGTCAACCCAGGGGTGTATTGGGAAGATAACCCAATTAACCTTCCGCCAAACACCACGGTTACGGGCGATAGCCTTAGAGGCATCACCGTAAACGCCATGAACCGCACCCTTGACCTCTTCCATGTCAACAATGCCTGCGGTCTGTCATTTATGACCTTTTCCAACCACCTGGCGCCAAGTTACGCCGTCTCATTCCCTAAGAAAAACAAACAAGGAATAGCGGGTATTATTTCGCGTAGTCCTTACGTCCAGCAATGCACCTCGATCACAACAACCGGGGGAGGGATGCTTGTCGACGGCGCGATCACCGAGGGTTTCAAGTCCATGGTCCTCGACTCATACACCCAATATAATCAAGGCGGGCCTGGGGTTAAAATTATTAACAACGGTTACGCTCAACTGGTGTCTCTTTTCACCATTTCCTGCTCGGCGGGGATCGAATGTGCCGAGGGCGGGCAATGTGACCTTACCAACTCCAACTCATCGTTAGGAGACTATGGCCTAGTGGCCGACGGTCTTGGCAAAACAGAAATCATAGCCACCGTACTCGAGGACATTCCCCAAGGCTCCACCAGAATCAGCATAAGGGTTCCCGGAAAACTTAAGCCCTATAATGGCCAAGCAGGGTTCTTTGGAGCACCGTATTTTACCGTTCAAGAGATTAAAGTTATTGATAAAGGAGCGGGATACACTTCCTCTCCAGTTATTACTATCGGAGAACCTACGGGGCCGCTGGCAGTGCCAGCACGTGCAAGAGCTGTTATTGACAATGGCTCTGTGGATAGTATCACGGTGATTAAGGGCGGAACATCCTATATCTCTACGCCTACGATCTCAATAGCAGCGCCAGTAGGCCCCGGCGCGATCCCACCCGTCCTAGAAGTGATCATGGCCCCTCTCTATTACAGAGTAGTTTCATCCACACCCCTCGGCTCCGATGGTTCAACTTTGGTGACCCTAGTGGCACCCACCCTCTACCCCATTGCCAAAGGCAGTTCATTCGTCCTATCGAGACAGTCAAAAGTACTGGCCTCAGGCCACTCATTTGAATACATCGGAGCGGGTCCGAATATCCGCACTGCTCTGCCTATTCGCAATGGGACCTTCATTCAGCAACAAGAGGTAGAGGAAAGAAGAGGCGGTTCAGTAATCTTTACCTCCACGGACCAATCAGGGAACTTTAGGATCGGCGATGGCGTTATCATTGACCAAGCCTCCGGCACCATTGGCGGCGTGTCCTTCTCCCGCGGCCTATTTGCCCAAATCACTCCTCTCATCCTAGCTCTATCCTAGCCTTACAGTAATTCCTCCTTCCCATGGCCTCTATTGCTCCGTTAAATGAATTTAAGTCGTTGCCATACGACGTAACCACCACCCCGACGATCATTTACACGGCGCCCATTGCCGTTGCCACCATTGTCTTGAAGGTTCAGGTGGCCAACATATCAACCGATCCAGAAAACGTATCAAATGTTACCGTTTCTCATGTCCGCGCTGGAAAGCGCACTCGGGTGGTTTTTAGAGGGCCGGTATTGGCCAATGATTTTTCTATCGTCTCCGATGGTAAATTTGTCCTTCAAGAGGGCGATTCACTCGAGGTGAGTGGTAATGCCAATAGCGTTCTCGAAATGATTGTAAGCTTCCTAGAAACCTCGGCATAATGGACAGACAACGTCGCTTCTACTCAAATAGGGTTCGCACTGTTTCTAAGGAACGGCTCGACGCGCAAAGGCGCGAGTTTCTTAACCTGGCCAACGCCGAACCCAACCTAGACTATCCGGAGTCGCTGGGGAACCCGGTCATTCAGCCCTTCCCTGAGCTGGATCATGTGCTGGTGAGGCGCGAAGACGGAACAGGGGGATGGTCACAGCGCCCCGAAGGCCTAAAGCTCGATGGGGATTTGTCTCAGATTCTCAATAAACACCGCTTCAGTGAGGGTTATGTTCCAACTGTTGCCGAGGTGGAGTTTGGTGAGATTCTTATTGGGGCGTACGACGCCAAGCTCTTCATCAGGAGACTTGTTGATGGGGTGGAGAGCATTGCGGAAATTGAAACAGGTATCCAAGGCCCACAAGGCACCCAAGGCCTCCAAGGCATCCAGGGTGAGCGCCAACCTTTTATCCCGGTGGAGGTGGTTGGTGATGTTGCAAATGTCAACGCCACTTACCCCGGACCTGGTGGTCCCAATGACCCTCAGGGTTACCTCGGGTATTATTTTCCGACTCCTGGGCTAGGAGATGGTGTCTTTGATCTGACCACCTCGAATTTGTGGATCTGGACTGGGTCTCAGTGGCTTAACGCGGGCCTCCTGCGCGGCCCCCAAGGCATCCAGGGCCCAATTGGCCCACAGGGCATTCAAGGCAACCCGGGCATTCAGGGTCCTATAGGCATCCAAGGCCCCAGAGGTTTTACGGGGCCTCAGGGCATTCAAGGCCCTCAGGGTACCCAGGGCGTCCAGGGGCAGATTGGCCGTTCGCTTAGGCTCCTAGGGACGGTGGCGACGGCCACTGACATTCCTGGGTACCCCGGTTCTTCCAATCCCACCACGGAGACTGGTGACGCCTATATTGCCCTCGATGATGGAAACATATATATTTGGAATGGGACCACATGGTTTAATGGAGGGCGGATTCTCATTCAAGGCACCCAAGGCACCCAGGGCCTTCAAGGTTCTCAAGGAGCCCAGGGCATTCAAGGCTACCCGCTCGATGTAATTGATACGTACAACGATCCAGATACCCCGCTCACCTCGGCTATACTCGAGGCAACCTACCCGGACTCCAACCCCTACTCAGGCGTTGTTGATATTTCGAGCGGGAATGGGGTGCTGTGGCAGCGCCGCGAGACAGGGCTGTGGGGCCAGATCGGGACGGTCAGTGTCCAAGGCGTCCAGGGCACCCAAGGCACCCAAGGACTCCAAGGGCCGCAGTCAACGCAGGGTATGCAAGGATTCCAGGGCATTCAGGGCGTGCCCGGCCTAGCCACCAGGCTGATTGGCACCTATAATAATCCAGCCGACCCGCTTACCTCAGAACTTCTCAATGACTTATTTCCGAGCGCTATATATTTAGACGCGGTTATTGATATCTCTAGTGGCAATGGGGTGTTGTGGTTGAAGCAACAAAACGGCACCTGGCAAGAAATAGGCGTAGCAACCGTCCAGGGCGTCCAGGGCCCTCAAGGCACCCAAGGCGTCCAGGGGCTTCAGGGCGTAGCGTTTAACGTCATTGCCATCTACAACAATCCGGCAGTCCCCGTTACATCGGAACTACTCAACGACCTATATCCTGGGGCCTTCTACTTGGAGGCCATTGTGGACATCTCCGATGGCAACGGGGAGTTATGGGTGAAGAGGGGCGATGGGACCTGGGAGAATAAAGGTGTTATTAGCGTACAAGGACTCCAAGGTCCCCAAGGCACCCAAGGCCTCCAAGGCCTCCAGGGCCTCCAAAGCACCCAAGGCACCCAAGGTCTCCAAGGTCTCCAAGGCCTCCAAGGCCTCCAGGGCCTCCAAGGCCTCCAAGGTCGCCAAGGCACACAAGGGACCAAGGGAGATGCCGCTGGCGTGGCCCTAGAATCCAATACCACCACCAACTCTGAGTTCTATGTTATCTTCGACGAGGCGCAAACCGGGACCCAGAGCGTCCTCACCACCTCGCCCAGATTCCGCTACAATCCTGGGACGCAGTCGCTCTCCATCCAGGGATCGTTTAATGCAGAGACAAAATCATTCCTCATCCCCCACCCAACCAAGCCGGGGATGTTACTCCGCCACGGCAGCCTAGAGGGCCCGGAGTTTGGCATATACGTTAGAGGCGAGGGCCAGGGGAGTATGATTATGCTCCCCGAGGTGTGGCAAGCACTGGTGGATTGGGATACGATCACAGTGCAAATCACCCCGAAAGCGGGGAGTAGGGACGGTCAGATTGGTGTAAGGTCTATTGACAAAAACGCCGGGGCGGTGGTGATTGACGGGGCGGAGAGTGGCCCTGGGTATTTCTACTTGGTGATCGCTGAGCGGGCCGATGTGCCGCCCCTACGCACAGAACTAAAATCCATCGAGGAGGTCTGAGGCATTATGGCAATTGTATACGGGACGAATTATAATGCACCGGTGCCGTCACTGGACCTGAGGTTTGCAAGCGCCAAGACGCTTCGCGATCAGGCCAGCGGCAAGGATCTAGTTACTTTTACGAGGGCATCGAGCGGGACTTATGTTGGCAGTGATGGGCTAGTGAAGAGTGCTGCGGCCAATGAGCCACGCTTCGACCACGACCCAACCACGGGGGAGAGTCTTGGGCTGTTGGTGGAGGAGGCGAGGACGAACCTCAACACCTATAGCGAGCAGTTTGACAATGTAGATTGGAATAAACAAAACGGATTCTCAATAACCTCAAACCAAGCCACTGCGCCGGATGGAACTTTTACGGCTGACGCTGCATCGAGAACTAATGAGTCTACTCAGTTTTTATACAAAAACTTTACAATTTCTGGTACGTTAACATTTTCATGTTGGCTCAAAGTAGCGAGTGGATCGTATAATTTTTCTATGGCGGTTAACGCCGCCGATGGATCAAAGAATAGCCCTACCTTTACGGCGACAACGGCATGGACACGGTTTAGTTTTACTGTTACGCAAACATCCGCTGTTACTGCCTTCTATCCCTGCATTATTCCTGCCAACGTAATCTTTTACGTCTGGGGCGCTCAACTCGAAACAGGCTCCTTCCCCACCTCCTACATCCCCACCGTGGCCTCCACGGTCACCCGCTCTGCTGATGTGGCGAGTATTACGGGGACTAATTTTTCGAGTTGGTATCGACAGGATGAGGGAACCATTTTAATTACACAGAGGAACAATACTGCCAATCTAACTGGCACTATTGTTGAGATTGGAGGGACGACCGGCAACTATGCATATGGACACACCGCTCATAATATCGGCTTTGCAAATGCCACTACCCTAGATATTCGTTCCTACTTATCTGGTGGTGGTACTCCGTCTGGATTCTTTTACGGAACCAGGACTTCTCCGGGAACCATATCTTACGCGTATAAGCAGAGTAACTATGGGTTATCCACGGGAGGGAACAACGTCCCAATCAATGGGGGTCCATGGAACCAGCTAGTTCCAGTTGTCGATTCTTATTTAGGACTTGGAAGGATAAGAAGTGGGGCAAGCGCCGCTCAACTTCACATCGCCCGCCTCGCCTACTACCCCGTCCGCCTGCCCGACGTAGCTCTTCAATATCTCACTTCAGCTTCTGGCTCCCCATCATCCACCACCTATCCATATACCTTCACCATTAAAGGCAAAGACACTCTTGCGCTAAATAGCGTGAGCAATGCCTCCGCCCGTAATTTTGTCTTCATCAAGGGCCTTAGCACTTCTGCTCAACCTCGCATTACCACTGCGGCTCAGCAAGCAGCATCAGGCACAGTCTTGCGCGATGCAGCCCTTCTGCGCAATGCCCCATCTTCCGTAGGCGACTATTACGCTTCCCGTGGTGTCTTTGACGGCGGCACGATTAAGATCAATGGCATTCAAGCAGCGTCT